TACAGCGTTGGACAGATCACAATGGTGTAGAACACCGTGTACTTGACGACTATGAGCGCAATGTTACACTGGTAGACCTGACTGCACAGCCCACAGAGATCCGTGACTATGTAGATGATATTATCCGTGAACATAGTGTAGCAAAGAACAAGCCCATGGTAGGCGCACACTTTATGAAGTTCTGCGGTAAATGGGACATGCAACGTGTAGCAGAAAATGCACAGCAATTTGCACTATGGTTAAACGCTAATTACAAGGAGGACGAGCATGGAGTTCGTGGCTAAACCTGTACTAGAAGATAAGTTTTGGATTTTAGAAGATAATGGTCAAAAAGTAGGCACTATTCGCAGCAATGAAAATGGTGTTACACTACAAGTTGGCAGTGAGAATCAAACGTTTAAAGCATTAGAAGAACTTACACAAAAGATCAGTGTTAGTTTCTCAGGCAAAGAACTTGTTAATAAAGAAAAACAAGAATATGACGTACATGGTTATTTCTGTAAAACACGGCCATTTAATTCAATTTTTGATCTTAAACGCAAACTGCCACTGTACACAAAAACAACAGACAGTCAAAGTTTCTTTTGTGCAGGCTGGTATTGTATTCAGTTTGAGCATGGTTGGGTTCCTGCTAGTTGTCCTAAACTAATTACATTGTCTAGGAATAGTTATCTTGGTCCTTTTAAAACAAAACTTGAAATGACAGAAGCACTAAGACAAACAAATGGCTAAACCTCAGTTTCCTAATTTAGATAGACTATCACACGGGTGTATAAACCTGCGCAAAGATAGTTTGACTGTTAATGCGCAGGATGCTCGTGGTATTGCTAATGATTATACAAGATTACTAGAGTACATTACAGAACTACAGGATACTGTAATAGAATTACAGAAAGCACAAGATAGTGTAGTGGAAGTTCAGTTGGACGGGGATACTTTTTAGTAAAGTACGCATATTTCTTGCTAAATAATAGTAGCATATTATAAAGTGAGATATAATAATGAGTCGTCCTAAGCCTACTGTACTCTTAGAAAAAGTTGAAAAAGAAACATACAAAGCAGAGCAAGTACTTGCAAGTCAAGGTATTTGGGCTGTCTACTACGACAAAAAACCAATCAATCTTAAAACGTTTAATATGCTTATTAGTTATCCAGGACCTAAATACAAAAAGGTATCCTTTAGCAATCCAGGACATGCTATTAACCTAGCAAAAAAACTTAATAAACAGTTTCAGACAGATCAGTTTACAGTTGTTGTATTAGACAAGGGTAAGCAGATTTACCCATGACATGCGTACTAAAGACCAGTACACACAAGCATTTATAGATAATGATCCCAGAGAGTTTCATCTTAGACCAACATTCGACATAGCATATACTAACTGGTGGCAAAACGCCAGACGTGACGGTGGCTTTAGACTAACACAAAAAGGTTGCTTACACTGTGTTGACAGACTACAACTAGAATACTATGAAATAAGCATAGAAGAAGTTGATCCCAGTGGACGCTTTCTTTTAGATCTTGACAGATATATCAAAACACCGTATTATATAAGAGATATAAAAAAACGTAGTAGAACAATAATGCTGTTTGATAAAAAGACACACTTTGCACTTACTATGTACAATGGTGATTTTCAGAAATTTATAAATGCACACAAAGTTTAAACATTGGGGAACCAGAGAACTAGAAGACACTCATTGGAAGTGGATTGTGACTGCTGAAGTAGAGGATAATCCACAAGACAAACGCAAGTTTCTCGCATGGATGACTAAACAGTTTGGTGAACAAGGTAGCCGTTGGAGCATACGTTGGAGTATGTTGGGTGTAGATATACGCTTTCACGAGCCAAAAGACTACTTTACGTTTACCATGTTTCATACAATTGAGCCAGAAAAAGACTAAAAAAGGTTGACATATCCTCTAAACGTGCTATGTTTAATAGTAAGTTGTTTTTGAGGAGTGAGATATGTTTAAGTTTGTAATTACAGCAAAAATGCAAAATGGTGATGCCTGGGAAACTACACGGCATACTAAACGTGGTTTGGATAGTGTTATCCAAGACATCCTTAAAGATGATGCTGTTGTTAGTTTCAATGTTGAAGAGGTTCGCATATAATGGAAAAGGGCAACGTAGTTTGGCTTGAGGGTAGATCTCGCCACGGTAAGAATCGCATAGAACAGCATGGTAATCCTTGGACTGTAAACGCAAAAGGCAAGTTCAACGGCAATGATGCAGTGCGTATGCGCAGTGAAAATGAAACATTTAACCTAGGTCAAGGTCGTAAAATGCACGACGAACGCTGGGTATTCCTTAAAGATGATCCTAACTTTTGGGTCAAATGTGATGCAGACGCAATGGAGCGTTTGTGCGATGCTAACATTCCTACAGATTGGTTAACACGATAATGTATTATTTGGCAGTTGAAATCGAAGATGGTGAACTCCTAGTTTGGGAACATTTGGATAGTAAAACTATGATGGAGATGCGTAATCTATATGTGCATCTTGGTGCAGAAAATGTTCGCAGTGGTCGTATGAAAAAGGTTGACAATCTAGCAAAAGATGCTATGTTTGTATAGTAAGTTATTTTTTAGAGGAGACTAAAACATGTCAGCAGTTGATGCAAGAACCGTTACTGTAAAACAAGCAGTTACTAGACTAATTCGTGCGCTTAAAAAAGATCGCCCACTTTTCCTCTGGGGACCTCCAGGTGTTGGCAAGTCAGAGATGTGCCAATACGTTGTTGATAGTGGTGAACTTGGTAAAGCAAAACTAATAGACATTCGTGCTAGTTTGCTGGATCCTACAGATGTGCGAGGCTTTCCTGCGCCAGACCTAGCAAACAATAGAATGGTTTGGTTACCTCCTGTGGATTTTCCTACAGAAGAAGAAGCAGCAAAGTATGACACAATTGTTATGCTGTTTGACGAACTTAACAGTGGTGCACAGAGTGTGCAAGCCGCGCTTTATCAACTAATACTTAACAAAAAGGTTGGTCAGTATGAACTTCCTAAAAACGTTAAGATTGTAGCGGCTGGTAACCGTGAGAGTGATAAAGGTGTTACATATCGTATGCCTACTCCGCTTGCTAACCGTTTTGTACACTTGGAAATCCGTGCAGACTTTGAAGCATGGTTGGATTGGGCTGTTGCTAACAAGATCCATGAAGATGTAGTTGGTTACATTTCTTTTGCTAAAGCAGACTTGTTTGACTTTGATCCTCGTGCAAGTGGACATGCTTTTGCTACACCGCGTAGTTGGACTTTTGTAAGCCAGTTCTGTGAGGATGAAGACATCCGTGATGCAGAACTTACAGACTTGGTTGCAGGTACAGTAGGTGAAGGCATTGCTGTAAAGTTTATGAATCACCGCAAGTTTGCAAAAGACCTTCCGCTTCCAAGTGATATCCTTGCTGGTAAGGTTAAAGAGTGCAAAGTAAAAGAAATCTCTGCACAGTATGCACTAACAATTGGTATGTGCTACGAATTGCAGGATACTTTCGAGAAGATGGGCAAGGATGATGTTGATGCGTGGCACAAACTTGCGGATAACTTCTTCCGCTTTATGATGGACTTCTTCCCCACGGAGATGACTGTTATGGGTTGTCGTGTTGCTATTAACCAGTACAACTTGCCTTTCCAACCAGACAAGCTCAAGCACTTTGATGAGTTTTATGATCGCTTTGGCAAGTATGTTGCTGCAAGTAATGAGGACTAATCCATGTACTTGAAAAAACAAACATTACAAGACGACTTTGGCATATGGTGGGACTTGCCAAAGTATCGTAACAGAGATTTTGAAGCAAAGCAGTATGCACAAAATATGATTACCAAAGTAAATGTGGGCAAGTATGGTTGGCCTGGACCTGAAAAAGATGTAAAGTATTGGGTTGAACTAGACAATGGTAAAGTAGTTGGCTTCCGTCACGGTATGAGTGAAGGCGGCAAGCGCAGAGCAAAGTATGCAGAGTTTCCTGTATATAATGCTAAAAAAGGTTGACAACTCTGTAATCTATGTTATATTTAATTATAAGTTGGATTTGTAGAGAGAATTAGATGTTACTTACACCGCAAGAAGAATTACGCAACTGTGTGGATATCCTTACTACTAGGGATATTCCACTAAAATTGTTTGAAGATGGCCAAGCAAGACGTCTCCGTGCTGTATATTCTACCTCAAAATCTCATTATGATGTAGAATTACTGATTAAATTAGGAGAGGTTGGTATCCGTATTGCGTATCGTAACAACCCTACAAGAGAAACAAACAATACACTACTGCTGAAAAAACTTCGCAAACAAGGAATGTTTAGTGATAGTAAAGTTAGTAGCCCAATGTTTCCAACATTTCTTAGCGAAAATTTGGCAGAAGACTTTCTTAAAGTTGTTGATTGTATTGAATCAACACCTGAGTTTGAAGATAGCACTGGTAATACATGGAAAGTAAATGGTGGACTGGAAGCAGGTACTTGGCACATTGTTGACACTGTACGCAGTGCAGTCAAGCGGGGTCATACAAGCGCACTAGGGCGTGATATGTATGAGTGCTTGCGTAGCAAAGTTGAAGTTAACAGATACGACAGTGAACAGGGATTGACTTGGGGCGAGCATGTTGTGCCTATTGACTTTATGACACAGGAACTTGTTCGCATGTGTACAAAGGGTGCTAGTGAAGATACAATGTTTGATTTTGTAATGCGTAACCACAAGGTTGTTTATATTACACCTACACAAGCAACCCGCATTGACAAGTATTTAAAGTTACAGACTGTTATGACAGAGGGCTGGAAGGACGGCGATTCTCCCTTTGCAAGGTTACACGCCGCTGATATTGCGATTGAGGAGTAGAGAGAATGGCATATCCAATGAAAAACACAATGGGATTTCAAGTAATGAACACTACCGAAGAAGAAGTGCATTATGCACAAAAGCGTAATAAAATTTTTGAAAACACACTTGATAAAACAATTAGTAGTATCAATGATCGTATTGAGTATGTTTATGGTCTCAGTGAAAGTAACCAGCGGTTAAGGGCTGGTACAGAAGACAGTCTTCTAGAATTTGAGATGCGCTATGAGGAAATGCAGGATCCTGAGTTTTTCTATAGCAAATTAGCAAATCGTAGAATTACAGAAACTATGGCTAACATTGTTATTGATATGAGACTGCAACGTGTTCCAACTATGGAAGCAATTCAGAAATATATCCGTAACTACCGTTGGTATAAAGTACAGCCAATCAAAGTTTTTGTTTGGGTTGACCCAAATGGTAAAGAGCACCTTGTGTGCTGGGACGGACAGCATACACTGATTATGTTGTATTTGATTGCCACACAGGTACATAAATTAAACCCTAGT